CGATGACCTGTTCCTTCGTCACCTTGCCGCTGCCCCGGTTGCCCCCATCGGAGCTCCCGTTCGGTGGCGGCACAGGAGCCGTCTTGAACGCGTCTGGATGCGACTTCGTGAACGCTTCGACAGCGGCCTCGAGTCCGGTGACTTCCCCGTCGTCGTCGACCGTGAGAGTGGCGAACTCGTCGGCTTTGACGGCCAGATCGAGGAGCGCCGGGTTCACGTTCGCTGCGGTCAGGGCCGCTCGGGTCTCGGATCGACGGATCTGCGCCTGGACCTTCGTCAGAACCTCGGCGCCGCCGTCTTTCTTCGCCTGAGCGATCGCCTTCTCGGTATCGCTGAGGGTCGCCAGCTTGAGTGCTTCGAGCTCGTCCGTCGCCTTCTTGGCTGCCTTCTCGGCCTCCTTGCGGGCGGTGCGTTCGGACTCGATCGCTCGTCGTCCTGCGTCTCCCAGACCATCCGGGTCGCCCGTCGCGGGCGGGGTGGGTGGAGTCGGCGGGTCCGGCTGTGCCGGCGGCGTCTGGGGAGGCGTCGCGCCTCCCGCGGCGGGCATCGCGCCCGCAGATGGGTTCGTGTCAGTCACGGTAGTCGTGTGCCTCCTGCACTGTCAAATGGCGAGAAACGGCTGAGAACCGTCAGCCCTTCTTGGCGGCGGACCCTCGGGTGGCCGGCTTGGGCGCCTTCGGAGCGGCCTTGGGCTTCGCGTGCCGACCGACGTGGTCGACCACTTCCTGCTCGACGTGGCTGGTGAAGTCGCCCAGGGAGCACTCCCAGACGAGTACGCGTCCGCCGGAGCCGACGGGCTCGACCGCAGCTTCGCCGCTGACGAGCTCGACCATCGTGCCGTCCGCTGGGGCCTCGATGCCCTCCATCGGCTCGCCGTGCCCCTCGTGCTCTTGGACCTCTGCCGTACCGCCTTCGTTCACGTGAACCTCCTCCGGGCTCATGGCCCGACTCGCTGCTGGATCTGCTCCATGACTGCCTCGCCTTCCGGCTCGATCGGAGCGACCAGCGTGTCCTTGAGGAGCTTCGACTCCTCTTGCAACATCGCGATGAAGCGTGCGATCTGCGCCGGCGTGTAGCCGGCGTCAGCCCACAGCTGCTTCAACGGGACCTTGAGACCTGTGCGCAGCTTGGTGAGCGCATCCATGTGTTCGGCTTCGGTCTGGGACTCGGGATCGGCCCAGATCGACTCGTTGTCGAGCGCCGTACCGCGGGGGTCGCTCTTGGCTTTGAACGCCAGGCGCATGACCTCCTCCCAGCCCTCGCCGAAGTGACGCTGCTTGCGTCGGGCCTTGCGCACAAGCCCCGTCTCCGACGACTTCAACGACTCCCCCGAGGGCGGCTGGCCGCCGTGCTGGAGGAAGTAGTGGTACGGCGTCCGGCTGATCGACGCGATGGCCTGGACCTTCTGCCCGATGGCGTCGATGTACCCCGTCAACTCGGCCGCCGGGAACTGGCCGAACTTCGCGTCCGGCGCCGCCGTCGACAGGAACCGATCGACCGCCGACTGGAAGCTCTCGACGCTCTTGCCGGTGACGGGGTCGATCGGGATCTCGAGGCCGGTCGCCCACTTCTGGGGGAACGACGCGGTGTCCGATGTGACCATCTCGTCGATCGCGAGCTTGTTGATGGCGTCCTGGATCGGGATGATGTCGGCGATCTCGGACCGACCCTCGCCGACTAGGCGTGGCCGGTTGACGAGCGGGACGAGCGGCACGACCCCGAGCGGGTTCGGCAGGGGCCAGCGTTCGCCGTCGACGAACCGCTGCTCCCACGCCTCGGGCTCGGCGATGATCCCGGATGAGAACTGGTTGGCCCAGCGGCGGGTCTTCGTCTGCCACTTCTCGATCCGGTCGCGGTAGAACAGGGTCGCGAACGTGACCTTTTGGGCGACGTCCTCCCACCGCTTCATGCCGACGACCCGTTCGCGCGTGCCCGGGGCGAACTCGACGATGGCCTCGCACGGATCCTCGACGGTGATCCGCGGTGAGCGGCCACCGATCCACTCGGACTCGAACTGCCCGACCAGCACGTACGCGACGCCCTTCACGAGCGCCTCGGTGTGCGCGACCTGGCTCGAGGCGTCCAGCTGGTTGTCCTGCCAGATCCGCCACGCATCCTTGTCGGCGCCGTCGCCCGGGTCCTCATCGGGCGGCTCGGCGTCCTCGGCGGCCGGCTGGGGCGGAAACCGGAAACCCTCGACGTCAAGCCGCTCCTCGACCGCGTCGACGACCAGGCCGCAGAAGTTCTCCGAATACTTGCCGAACGCCTTGCCGAACGCGAGCTTGTGCTCGGGGCTCTGGAACCGGATGCCCTGTTCGCCGTTGTAGTAGGCATCGAACCTGTTGTAGTCGGTCGAGCGCGCGGCGATCGTGGCGGACAGGCGCTTGATGAGCGCGATGGAGTCCTCTCCGGCGACCGGGATGAGGTTGGGGTCGATCATCGGGGACCTCCTGAGAGACGTAGGGTGCGGTCAACGGTCTTCGCGGGTGACGTGGCGGCGTAGTGGGCCAGGACTGCCGCGACCGCGGCGTCGATCCTGCGTGGCGAGTCCTTGTTCTCCTTCTCGATGACGAGGCCCCAGCGGGTCTCACGGGTGCGCGCGTTGGCGATGTGCCGGGCCAGGACGGGCGAGCCGTCGTGGGTCAGCCCGCGGATGACTGCACCGAGGGCCGGCTTTTCAGCCATGACCGCGTCGTGGAACTGCCCGATCGCCGGCGCCATGCGCTCACCGACCGCTGTGTCGAACGCCAGCACACGCCGCTCCCCGTACTTCGCCGACCAGTCCTCGAGCTCGCGCTCCCAGCGAGGCGGGTCGGCGTACATGAGCGTAACGTCCCACTGAGACATCGCCCAATCGACCTTCCGATCGACCTCGGCACGCGGAACCGTCCACTCGGGGTTCCACTGGTCACGCTCCCAGACACCGATCTCGAACAGGTGTCCGTCGAGCGTGCAGCCCATGAGCGCCGTCGAGTCACGCGACTTCGAGCCGTCGAAGCCGATCGTGATGGGCGTGTCCTTGGGTGGCTGGATGAGCCCGTTCGGATGCCGGCGGCCCATCCAAGTGTCGAGCGCGATCCAGGCGTCCGGCGCCATCGACCAGCGGTTCAGGTGATACCGCTCGTACTCGTAGCGGGCCAGGGTCGGGTCGTGGAAGCGGTCGGTCAGGTTGGTCATGTCCACGAACGAGCCCTCGGCCGGGTTCGCGTCCCGGATCGCGGCCATGAGGCCCTGCTCGGTGTCGAGATCGTGCTCCTCGCCGGCCTCCCACCACAGGATCAGGAAACGTGGGTCCAGGGTCTCGCCCGAGGCGACCTTGCGGCCGTGGTCGTACAGGCGTCTCAGGAGCCCGTTGGGGTTGTCGCCGGCGGTCGAGATCCGCACCTGCTGGCCGCCTAGGATGACCTGACCGTTCGGCAGCACAGCCCGGGGCGTCCGCTTCTTGAGTCCGTTGCCCAGGACGACGTCGACCCGCTCGCGACGCTCACCTTCCCACTCGTGGAGCTCGTCCTCGTAGCAGTCCGACGGCAGCCCGCCATCGTTCGTGCCGGCGATAGCCGCGATCCGGGCCAGGACGCCCGGCCGGATCGGATTGAGGATCCGGTCCTCGAAGATGGAGCCCTTGAACGTCTCGGCAAGCTCCGGACTCTCCTCGATCGCGAGCCGTGCGGCCCCGAACAGGCGATTGGCCTGCTCCCACGACGCGGCGGCAACGGGGATGTTCGGTGACAGGGGTGCGATCGGGCTCACCAGCCGAGCGATGCCATCGTTCGCCATCAGTTCGGTCTTGGCGTTGCCCTTCGCCATGCCGACTAGGACCCGATCGTAGAGGAGTCGTCCGGTGGCCGGGTTGTACTGGTACTTGCGCCGGAGGATGTATCGCTGGAACGGGTCGAGGGTGATCGGCTGCCCGAGCGAATCACCCTCGCCGTGGACGAGCTTGCGTTCGATCCAGTCGGCCACCGCATCCCCACACGAGGGCGCCACACGTCCGTCCGGCAAGAGACCCAACGGTGACTCGTATCGCGGCCGACGACCGTCATTCGATAGCGGCGACGCGCTTGACGCGCGCTCGCGGCTCCTGGACGACTTCGGGGTCGCCGAAGCCTTCCGAGAGGGCCCGGTTGGCGGCCGCAGCGGCAGCTGTAGCGTCATCGAGGCCCTCCGACAGCGCGATCGAGTGCTTCGGACTGAGCCCGAAACGGTCCTCGAGCGCGAGGATCTTCGCGTCGATCGCGTCGAGCTCCTTGAGGAGCGGGTTGAGCACCTGCTGTCCGGTCGATCCGAAGCTGACGGGCTGCTCGAACCCGACCAGGGCGAACCGCTCGCGCTGGGATCGGAGAGCG